CCAACATATGAACTATTAGCAAGTGGCAAAACAAACGGTGTGTTTCAAGTCGAATCAGCCGGAATGAAAGATTTGTTGATTCGATTGAAACCAAAACTTGAACAGTTAGATTTTGAAGTTATATCTGTTGTTTTGGCTTTGTATAGACCTGATAGTATGGGCGCACTTGACGAATATGTTGAAATGGCAACTGGCGGAAGCAGACCACCATCTATTCATCCTGATATGGATAAAATTTTGAAAGATACAAATTATTGCATGATTTATCAAGAACAACTTCTTGATATTGTAAAAAAATTTGGTGGCAGAACGTATGGAGGGGCAGACTTATTCCGTAAGGCAATCGGAAAAAAGATTGTTGAATTAGTACAAAAAGAATCGGAAATCCTTCGTAGTGAAATTGTAGCTAATGGTTATTCTAAGGATATTGCGGATAAGATAGCAGATGAATTATCGAAAAAGGGCGGATATTTGTTTAATAAGTCACATTCCTACAGTTATGCAGTTCTTTGTTTTGAAACCGCATGGTTTAAAGCACATTATCCAACCTATTTTTTTAAAGCTTTATTTAATCAAAACAAAGACAAGGCGGGAGCTATCAATAAGTACATACTTGATGCAAGGTATTTTAATGTGAACATTATGCCACCGAACATCAACCACTCTGGTATGAATTTCACGGTTGATAATGAAAAAGTTCTTTTTGGACTATCAGCAATTAGTGGTATTGGCGAATCGCTTTCTAAACAAATTATTGAGGAAAGAGAGAATAATGGTATATACAAATCTTTTAACGATTTGACTCAAAGGCTTGCTTTGGATAAGGCATCTGTCATAGCACTCATTAAATCTGGTGCAATTCCTTGTAAAAATAAACGTGAAAAACTTATATCATATCTCAAATCGGAGTACCAACCATTAAAGTTTTCAGAGGTTAAATCATTACCTACATATAAAAAACTTGAAGAAGATTGGGGAATAGATTTGAGCAAATATGTTATTCCTTCATCTGGAAGCCGAATTGTATATGATAAAGAAGCATTACTTTCTGAATATAACAGATTAAAAAAGATACAATTCAATGAAAATCAAAAAGTAAGATTTCAAAAGTATATAGATGAAAATCAAAAATATCTTGCAGATGAACAGTTTTGGGAATTTCAAACATTACAAGTCTTTATCAATGATAATCCATTCGATGCAGCTTATACATTTTTAACACCATTTGAAGAAATTTCTGACGGTGAGAAATGTACTTTAGTTGGTATTATTGCAAAAGTTCAAAAGAAGAAAGATAAAAATGGCAAGCAATTTGCATATATAAATATCTATTCAAGTTTTGGACTTGTAGAAGGAATTGTATGGCATAGTCAATTAAAAGAATATGAAGATTTAGTGAAAAAAGGACAACAAGTCGCTATTCTTTGTAAGAAAGATAGTGAAGAAAAAGTAATTGTAGAAAAATTAAAGTCATATAGTAAGTGGCTTGAGAGTGTGAGAAAGAAAGGAGTATCAGTTTAAAAAAGATCAGCTTATTACGGTTTTTAATATACTCTTTTAGAATATTGGATGGTGGTTTTTTGTATGGAGAATTATAAAATATATGTTCATATAAACAAAATTAATGGAAAGATTTACATAGGTCAAACAGGTCAAGAAAATGTCAAAGATCGTTGGGATAGTGGTTGGGGATATAAACAATGTGTCGCGTTTAATAATGCTATTAATAAATATGGTTGGAATAACTTTCAACATATAGTGTTAATAGATAGATTGACTTTAGAAATGGCGAATATTATAGAGGAAGAATTAATTAAAAAGTATAAAAGTACAAATAGCAAATATGGATATAATATTCGTCCAGGTGGTGAAAACTCTATATTGAGCGAGGAATCAAAAGAAAAAATAAGACAAAAAGCATTAGGTAGAAAAGCTTCAGAAGAGACGAAACAGAAAATAAAAGATCATTGGAAAATATACGGTCATCCGTTTAAAGGCAAACATCATACAGATGAGACAAAACAAAAAATATCGATTGCAAATACCGGAAGATCTAAAACTGAACAAGAAATTGAAGATGCACATTATAGGACGCTTGGAGAGTTGAATCCGTTTTATGGGAAACACCATACAGAAGAAACAAAAGAAGTATTAAGTAATTTGGCAAAAGAAAGATATTTGGACGAGGATAATCCTTTTTACGGTAAATATCATACAAATGAATCTAAGAAGAAAATGTCAGAAGCTCATAAAAAAATACCAAAAGAAAAACATGGTAGGTATGGGAAGAAAAACTCAGAATCTACAATACGAGCAGTGCAAGAGGCTCATTATAAAGAAGTTGTTCAATATGATTTACAATATAAAGAGGTCGCAAGATATAAATCAGTAACAGAAACGGCAAAAATAATTGGCTGTTCAAAAAGTGCAATATCAAAGTGCTGTACAAGAGTGAATAAAACATGTCAAGGATACATTTTCCTATATGTCGAGGACATAGAAAAAGAAAGAGAGGTAAGTTGATTGTCTGATGATAATATTTACGAATTTAAAATTGTTGTAACATATGAAAAATATTATAATGATGATACAACTTGGGGAACTTATATTGCATATACAGAAGATGATATACCGTTTTTTACCAACGGTGAAGCAAATAAGTTCGATAATTCGGAAGAAAAAAAGAAATTTTGTAACATTGTTGGTAAGATGCAACAGTTATCTATTGGTGGAGAATATCAAATTAAAGCAAAATATGAATATAATAAGCAATATGGTCATCAATATAAACCATTATCAATATATGCTTTAGTTCCACAAACAAAAGAAATGCAATTATTATTTCTTAAAACAATAATCCCAGAGTGGATGGCAGAAAACCTTATCAACGAGTACCCCAACTTAGTAAATGATGTTGCAAATGGAACACTAAAAGAAATAGATTATTCGAAAATTAAAGGAGTTAGAGAAATTACATGGAACAAAGTT